TCACTGCGCTCCCCGCCCACCTCTGGCTCGCCGTGACCGCCCTATACGTCTCCGCGGTCCTCGCCTGGTGCGCCGTCGCCTACCGCGCCGCCCACCACCGGCAGACCGCCGAGGAGGACTGGGAGCAGCGCCACGTACACGGCGAGCAGCCTGCCCCGTTGATCCCTTGCTGCCCCCTCGCGGACTACAGCGGGGGAGCAGCGCACGACCGGCGCCGGTGCACGGACGTCGTCCACCGCCTCCCCACCGCCAGGAGCATCAGATGAGCCAGATTCCACCCGCCCGAACACCCGCCGATCGGGCCCGCGTTCACATCAAGGCGCTGATGGACCCTGTCGGCTGGAAGGGCGCAGACCACATCGGTCACGGCAGCCCCTGCGAGGAGAGCCCCGACGGCAGCTGCGCAGGCCCTGGCCCGTCCGCGCTGCGCGAGCAGATCGCGCAGGCCCTCTACGAGACCCTCGACCGTGCCGCCCGGAACCCGTGGAACAACCTCTCCCCGTTCCTCCGCACCGTCCACTACCAGCGTGCCGACGCCGTCCTGGCCGTCATCCTGCCCACAACCCGCCTGCTCGGCGAGCTCCACCGCTCCGCCCACGAAGACCTGTCCCGCGTCATCAACCTGTACGAGCGCTGGTGCAAGGCCGGCCCGCCGCCGCTCGGCGCCTCGATCTCCCGATGGTGGGACGAGCGGCTCCTGGAGCTCCGGCACGCCGTCGTCGTCGAGTCCGACGAGACCCCGTCATGACGGCCGTCACAGAGGGCGTGCGCGAGGCCCTGAACAGCGTCTTCCGCGCCATCGTCCACGACTCCCGCGACTGGGGCCTCAACCACCGCGACGCCTGGCTCTACGCCATCCTCGTCGGCTGGACCTGCGAACAGGACCACGCCCACGACGACGACTGCATGGGCGACGACCCACTCACCGAGACCGCCCGGAACCACCGTTGGAACGCAGACACCGTGGCCCGGCTGCGCGAGTACCGGGCCGCGATCGCCGCCCTCGGCATCGACGGCGCCGGACTGCCCGTCGACCGCGCCGAGACGCCACTCATCATCCGCACCACGCCCGAGGAGATCTGACTCGTGACGATCGCTGTGGACTTCGACGGCGTGATCCACGCCTACAGCCGCGGCTGGGCCGACGGCACCATCTACGACCCACCCCTGCCCGGCGCCCTCAACGGCCTCCGCACCCTCATGCGAGAGGACGCCGTCTTCATCCACACCAGCCGGGAGCCCAAGCAGGTCGCGGAATGGCTGACAGGGCATGGCTTCGCCTGCCAAACGGAGTACGACGGCCTGTTCTGGAACCAGCGTCGGAGGCTGCTCGTCACGAACCGCAAGCTGCCCGCGCTCTACTACCTCGACGACCGCGCCGTTCGCTTCACCAACTGGGTTCAGGCGCTCGCCCACCTCTTGCCGGCCGCCATGGTGCGGCGCGGTGTGCGCGACGCGGCAAGGTCCCCGAGCCGAATCACGCTCGACACCGACGCGCAGCAGGCCTCCAACCCCAGAGAACACCCCTGAGCATGCGGAAGGGGCGCGCCTGATGTCTGGCCGGACCGGCGCGCCCCGGCAGTGATCAACGTACCTCGCACACCCCTGGAGTCACGATGACCACCGCCGCTCACCTCCAGACCGTCATCAACCACTGGACCGACCTCCAGCAAGCCCTCGGAACCCAGCAGGCCGACACCTGGCCCCCCGTCATGGGCATCGCCCGACTCCACGACCACCTCCAGGCCGACGACAACGCCCGCGAGCAGCGCGCCCTGGAACGCAGCCCCGACCAGATCGGCGCCACCGCCGCACCCCTCCGCATCGCCATCCTCGACACCATGACCAGCATCGACGCCTGGCTGGTCGACACCGCCGACTACATCGCCGGCGCCGTCCAGCGCCCGGCCGTCACCCGGCCGCCCGTCACCAACCGGTCCGACACCGTGGGCCTCCAGCTGGCTGCGCTCGCCCTCGCCGACACCACCGACGCCCGACGCTGGTCGTACACCGACCCCCGCCGGCGCAGCGCCCCGTTCGCCGCGGCCTGGCTCCTCGGCCGTGTCGAGGACGGCCCCGGCCCGTTCCGGATGCTGACGGCCATCCAGCACGACGAGATCACCCGAGTCGCCGGCCGCGCCGCCCGCGCGATCGCCCGCGCGCTTGAGATGACCCGGCAGACCCAGGCCCTGGAGCGGCCCTGCCCGCGCTGCCGCGGCGTACTGCGCATCGAAGGCGGCGACGGCCGAGCGCCGACCATCCGATGCGGCGGCTGCGGACGCAAGTGGACCGGCATCGACGAGGCCTGACAGGCATTCCTGCCCTCGATGGTCCTGGGCACGTCTGTCAGTACCCGCCGATACGATCACAAGCCGAACCCACGCCTCACAACCGCAGTGGAGGAACGATGATCGAGCCCCAGACGGAAGTAGTTGAGCAGGCTCCCGAGCCGGTCGTTGTTGAGCCGATCCCCGACTACTACCTCTTGGTTCTGACGAAGCTGCTGGAGTCCGTGAGCGAAGACAGCAGCATCGGGATCAGCTTCAACGTGAGCGGCGGCCTGGTCTACGGCAACCTGATCACCCGAGGCGTGTGGCAGAAGCTCTGGGTCAGCCAAGTGAGTGAGGCCAACGACTTCGTGGGGGAAGTGCTCACCCAGATCACTCAAAGCCCCGAAGATGATGCTGACGAAGACGATGGCGACGGTCTCGTCCGATTCGTCCATCTGAAGAATGCCACGTACGTGAGCGGTGACACCCGCTACCGCATGGGCCTCTGGCGAGCACCACTGGCTCACATCGCGGGCTGGTCGAACAGCACACCGAACGAGTAGAGGGTCCGTTCGCCACAGGCTGCGCATCCGTGGCAGAAGTCGCCCGCGAGGGGAACCTGCGGGCGGCTTCGTGGTGATTAACGCGCCCAGGCGTTCGGGCCTCCGCCGCGCCACTCGATCAGCTCGGACCGGACCACGTCCAGCTCATCGAACTCCTGGTGCCCAGCCACCTGCATGAACGCCGCCACGTCCTGCACAGAGAACGCACGGCCGGAGATGATGCCGTCGATGCGGACGCGCCGGCCGCCGTCCTCGTCGGGAGAGTAAACGATCACTGGTCTCTTGGCCATGTCCTCAGCGTGCAGCCGATGGCGCCGGGGCGCGCGGCGCGTGGGTCAGTCGAGGATCCCCAGCTCGGTGTCCGGCCGGCAGAAGGCGCACGCGGCCACGGCCGGGTCGGTGAGGGCAGCCCGGGCGTCGTGCGCCTCGATTGGGTGGGGTGTGCCCTCGGTCATCGTGCAGTCGGCGAGATGGATCACAGCGGCTTCGGGGCCGCGAGGGGTGCGTTTCTGTTGGACCACGTAGCCCACTGTGACGGCGGCCGGGGGTAGGGCGGGCAGGCTCTTGGCGCCTTTGGGGAGCCGGCCTGGGCGCTGCGGTCGCGCGGGCGGAGGCACGGCCTGGGTGAGAGCGGCCTGGACGGCGTTGCGCTGGAGGCGGAGGTAGGTGGCGACGGTCTCGGTGTCGGCGAGCTGCTTGTCGAGGTGCGCCAGGATTGCGCGGAGGCGCGGGGGATCCGGAGGCAGCTCGTTCATGTGTTCGATATTAGGGCGTCATGACACCCGTCACCACACATCCAGCGCCCCCGCCTCGACGAGGCGGGGGCCGCAGCGCCCCGCTACCCCAGGGCGGCCAGCGCCTCCGCGTATCCGGGCCGGTGGCTGTACGGCGCGATGAGCAGGCGTACGACGGGGCAGCTGCGCCACATGACCCCGGCAGCGCAGCCGAGGCACGCTTGGTCGGGCTCGGGAACGTAGAACCGGTGGCGCTTGAGTAGCCCCCGCTTGGCCTCGATCTCGCGCAGCACCCGCGCCGGATCCCACTCCGCGATGTGCACGCCGTACTCGTGACGAGGCAGCACGTTCGCGAGTTCGTTGCCGTTGCCGAGATCGCGGACCTGCATCACGCAGTCGTCGTAGTCCCAGGCGAGGAACGCAGGGTGCGTCGCCCGCGCGATCTGCTCGTCCTCGTCGAGCTGGGAGCGCAGCCACGCCACGAACTCATCCATTCGAAGCCTCCGCATCATCCTTCTTCGGTGGCCGCTTCGAGCCGCGCAGCCCCGCGCTGATCTGCTGAGCCCTTGCGGCAGTGATCCCCAGCAGTTGCCCGATCTCCGGCCACGTCTTGCCCTGCGCCTTCAGTGACTGCACGCGCCGCTGCCTCAGCTCCCGCAGCTTCGAGTGGTGATCCGGCCACTGCGCCAGCGCGCGCGACACGGCGACGGCACACGCCTCGTCGTCCTCGATGGCCTCGAACGCCTCAATCGCTTCCACCAGGCGTCCCACCTCCTCCGGCTCGTCTGCCACTCCCGCGCTCCTTCCTCTGCGAGAGCGCGACCGACACGAGCCTAAACCCTAGGGTTGCATCCACTCAACCCTAGGGTTTAGCTTGGTCGGGCGAGGTCGCGCTCCTTGGTCTCGTGCCCAACAAGTACGGCCCCGGCAGGAGTTACCGCTCCCGCCGGGGCCAGCCGAATCCCCTGAGCTACCAGGAGAGATCGACCGTGGCCCACGGTACCGACAAGCCCCCGCGGCAGTCCCCCACCCCGCACATCGCCGCCGAATACCAGCGCCTCCAGGGGACCGGCCACCAGATGCTCGACGCCGCCGAGCGCGCGCACGCAGCTGGCGACCGCTCCACCGAGGACCGTTGCCAGGACGCCGCCGACCGCGCCTTCCGCCAGGCGGGCCAGCTGTGAGCCGCCCGCGCCGCACCGCGGTCCGCGTGTGGCTGCTCATCGTCCTCGCGCTCACCCTGTACGCCCTCGCGGTGACGATCGCCCGCGGCACTGCCTGACCCGCACTCGCCCGCACGGCCGCGCCCCCGTGCGCGGCCGGCCTCTCGCTTCAACGGGAGCACCCGTGGAAACCCCACCCACCCGCCGCCGTCGCGGCCTCGGCGGCCCCGTCCGCGTTGCCAGGGCCATCGTCCTCGTGATGATGCTCGCCGCGGCCGCCTGGTCCATCAGTGCCAAGCTCACCGCCTGGGGCATGGACGAGGACCTGGCCCTCGGCCTGTCCCTGATGTTCGACCTCGCCGGACTGATCTGCGCCGTCTACGCCGAGCGCGCCATCGAACGCGGCACCCCGGCCGGCCTCGCCCGCCTCGCCGTCGCCGCCTTCGTCACCGTCTCCGGACTCCTGAACTGGTCGCACGGCCTGGAGGTCGGCGGCGAAGTCGGCGGCATCGGCCTCGCCAGCATCTCGCTCGCCGTCGAGCTGCTCTTCGAACTCCACCGCCGGGACGTCCGCGACGAGCAGCGCGCCGCCCGCGGCCTGGTCGCCGAGCGCATGCCCCACATCCCCGTCCTCGCCTGGCTGATGTTCCCGGGCCAGGCCTGGAAGACGCTGCGCCGGTCCGTCCGCGTGCGCCTCGACAACCTCGACCCCGTCACGGCACCCGTCATGACGGCCGTGACCGGCGTCGACAGGATCGCTGAACCGCCCGTCACGCCCGCCGTCACGACGCCGCTGACGGCTCCCGCTGCACCGCCGGCACTTCCCGCGCCCACTCCGGTCTCTCCGACTCCGCCGTCCGGGCGCGGGCCTGCCCCGCGCCCGCCCACGGTCCCGGCCGGTGCGCGACTCCTGCCGGTCATGTGCCGCCAGGCGGTCCCGCCCGCGCAGGCCGCGCCGACGCCCGCGCCGATCCGGTACAGCGACGCCCGCTGCACGGTGATCCGCAACCTGTACGACACCGTCCCGCCGTCCCGCCCGGGCACCGCCGCGATGCGCACCGCGATCGTCGCCGCAGGCCTCGCCGACGCGTCCGATGGCTACATCCGCGGCACCCTGCGCGCCGAGGTCGAGGCCCACGAGCCGCGCCTCAAGGACCTCCCCTCGGCACCGTTCGGCATGAGCGCCTAGGCCGGCCCCGGTGACCGTCCTGTTCGGCGTCTTCTGCGCGGCCAGCGCCTGCGGAGCCCTCCTCGGCCTGGCCCACGCCGCCCCGCACGCCACCGGGCCGGTCGCCAGCACCGGCGCCTTCATCCTCACCCTCGCCGCCCTCGCCGCGGCCCTCCTCCACTGAGGACCCAGCAATGGCACTACCGCCCATCGACCTACCGACCTACGGCTTCGTCTCCCTCGGAGGCGTCACCACCGGACTCTCCCTGTTCGCCTGGGACTTCACCCGCTGGTGGACCAGCCACAAGAAGCGGCTCGCCCCCAAGGCCATGACCGACCTCGCCCCGCAGATCCTGTGCCTGTCGTACGGCGCGCTCCTGGTCCTGTGCGCTGGCGGACTGATCGGCGGCGCCGCCGACTGGTCCCTGTGGGGCACCAACCAGGTGGGCGACATCGTGCTGGTCTACGGCTTTGGCGGGACCACGCCCACTGTGACCCGGTCCACCCAGCTCGCCCTCACCCCGGGCGGTCACGCGGCCGTCATCATCATCACCGTCGTCATCGTCGCCGTCTGCTCGAAGCGCGGCTTCCGCTGGGACTTCGTCCGCCAGATCCTCGCCGGGATCAGCCTCGGCCTCGCGTCCAGCATCGCGGGCATCGTCGGCTGGGCCGTCGCCCCCTCCGTGTCGTGGGCCGGCGACTACGTGATGGGGCTGCTGTGACCGCGCGCGAGGCAGATGAGCAGCTCGCCGAGGCCGAGGAGGAGACCGCGGGGGAGAGCGACGAACCGAGCGGCCGCGGCCCGGCCGTCGTGCTGTCCGTCATCGCCCTGGTGGGCACCTGGCGCACAATCGTCGCGTTCCCCGAGCTGGCGTACGTCGTGGTCGGGAGCATCGGCACCATCGGTGTGCAGAAGGCCCGGGCGCGCTGGGGGAAGCAGGGCAGCGGCGAGGAGGATCAGGAGCAGGCCGCCCCGCCGGACGTTGCCGAGGCCCTCCGCCGCCTCGTCGGCGACGACAAGGGAGTCCTCCTCACTGTCCTCCAGAAGGACCTGAAGCTCCCCAACACCAAGGCCGTCAAGCTCCTCCTAGAGGCCGAGGGCATCCCCTGGAAGTCGGGCCGCACGCGAGAGGGGAACGGCCCGTCCGTACGGCAGGAAGCCATCCCGCCCGCCCCCTCTTCCGTGGCGGCCGACGTCCATGGAGAGGCTTGTTGTTGCAGGTCAGGAGACAACAGCAACGGCAACAACGGCGCCGGTGAGGGGGCAGGAGAGGGGATCCGTGTAGAGCGCACCGACGCCGGGATCGTCATCTACGACCTTGCCGACGCCCACCGCCACACCTCCACCGGCAAGGGGACAGCATGATCCGCCGCCTCTTCACCGCCATCTACGAGTACTGCGCCAAGTGCGGCTGGTGGACCGAGAACTGCGGCCACTGATCCCCCCGGGACCCGTCGAGAACTCCCCCGCGGCGGGGCCCACGTACGCCACCATGGACCCGTGCCAACATCACTCCGGGCCACCGGCGAAGCCAAGGACATGACCCTCGACGAACTCGCCCAGTTCGTCGACGACGCACGCAAGGCAGGCATCCCCGGCGACCGGAACATCCGCGCCGAGCTGTCGTACAGCGGCAAGATCAAGGAAGTCGAGGTCGCCCTCGGCGAGGACGACTGAGCGGAGATCGTCCTAACTGCGCGCGAAAGTTGGCCGGTAGACGTAGCCTCCGCCACGTGGATTGGAAGTGGACCGTCACCGCCGTGCTCCCCGTCGCGTCACTCGTACTGGGCGCCTGGCTGACCCAGCTGAGCGAGGCACGCAGAGAGTCGGCCGCCCTCAAGCGAGAGGAGAAGCTTCGGCAGCTCGATCGCGCGCAGGCCTTGATCGATCGCCGAGAGACCTTCGAGCTGACACACCTCGTCGAGGTCAACGACCTGCTGTCGCGGCTCTTCACCGCGGCGCTGGCATGCCACGAACATGTGCAGGACGCCGAACCACTTGGCGAGGCTGGCGTTGCCTTGTTCGCGACGAATCGAGAGATCTCCAGGGTGAAGGGGTTGATCATCGATGACGTGATCCGGGCCTTTGTCGAGACTGCTCATACGGAGGCGAATCGGTTGAGCATGAGTTCGGGTACGCATTTCACGGAAGCGGCCGAAGCGTTCGCCCACGTCAGTGCCGCGCAAGGTGCAATCTCCTCTCGGCTCCGAGACATCTACGGGTCAGGCGCCGATCCGCGGCAGCTGGGTTCGTAGCGCGTCACGACGCCCGTGGTCAGGAGCCTCCCGACGTAGGATCCGTGCCCGTGACACACGCCTTCGGCGATCTCGTGGAGAGGCAGGGAGTCGACTGACGCCCGTCACCGTCGAACACACCGTCACAGAACCGCCACACCCGCACCAAGCCTGAGAAAGCGGCGCAACACTGCCCCTCCATCACAACGAGGGAGAGCCGTGAGCCAGAGAGACGCCGCTGCGAAGAAGGTCTTCAAGTTCGGGTGCCTGCCGGCACTCGGTCTGGTCGCCCTGCTGATCATCCTTGGCAGCGCGCTCGACGGCGGAGACGGCGGCACGGAGGACGCGAAGCCCCCGAAGTACAACGTCGTCGAGCAGGACGACACCGGCAACAAGCGCAACGTCGTCGTCGAGGTCGATACCACGGCGAACCTCCGGAAGGTCTTCGACACTGTGGCCGACAACCTCTCCGACGAGGCCGGCTACTACATCATGATCAACTGCTCCACCGGCGGCACCAAGGACGTCGACAACCGCCTCGCCAACGGCCAGAAGGCCATCGGTCGCCTGGGCGCCGCCACCACCGGCCTCGAACCCGGCGGCACCGAGTTCTCCACCAACGAGGAACGCAGCTGCCCCGACAAGGCGTGACGTAGTTGCATCCCGCCACCGCATGATCCATCCTGGGGCCAAGTCCGGCGTGCCCGGACACTCTGACTCGTAACTAGATTCATTGGCGCCCCAGGGCGTATCAGGAGGCCCGCCACCGCGCGGGCCTCCGCCATGTCCAGGGGGTGACAGCCCATGGGCACAGCCAAGCCGGTCACCGACGCCGAGCGGCAGCGCGTCCGCGAGCTCCACGCCGAGGGCAAGGGTCGCAACGAGATCGCCGAGATCCTCGGCCGCGGCGGCCGCACCATCAGCACCATCGCGAAAGACCTCGGCCTTTCGTTCTCCCGGGCCACCGAGGTCCGGCAGGCCACCGAAATCCGCTCCGCTGACCTCGCCGCCCGCCGCACAGCCTTCGCCATCACGCTCCACGACATCGCCGAGCGCGAAGCCGGGAAGATGACGAAGCCGCACCTGTACTGGGACTGGGGCGGCAAGGAACATGATTACGACGAGCGCTGGCACGACGAGCCCACGCCAGCCGACAAGCGCGCCCTGATGGGCATCGTCGCCACGGCTCTGGACCGCTCACTGAAGCTCTCCCCGCCGAAGGAGGAGGGCGGCGCGGACGAGGTTGGCTCGCTCTTGGTGGGCCTCTTCGACAAGCTCCGAGCCAAGCATGGCGACCACTGAGCTGGGGCTGTCCGACAAGCAGGAACGCTCGATCGCGCACAGCACCGCGTGGTTGAACGTGTGGGAGGGCTCAGTCCGCAGCGGCAAGACGATCTCGTCGCTGCTGCGCTGGCTGATGTACGTCTGGACAGCACCCGCCGGCGGGGACCTGGTCGTCGTCGGCAAGACCTACGACACCGTGGCCCGCAACGTCTTCGGCCCCCTTCAGGACCCGAACATCGTCGGCGTCGACACTGCGAAGCTCGTCTCGTACACGCGCGGCTCCAGCGTGGCGTGGATCCTCGGCAAAAAGATCGAGGTCATCACCGCCAACGACGCCAAGGCCGAGGCCCGGCTACGCGGCCTCACGGGCGCGGGCGCGTACGTGGACGAGCTGACGCTGATCCCGAAGGAGTTCTTCAAGCGCCTGGTCGACCGCATGAGCGTCGACGGTGCGCTGATCTTCGCGACCACCAACCCGGACAACCCAGGCCACTGGGCGCGCAAGGAATGGCTCAACCGGGCCGACGAGCTGGGCATCCGTACCTGGCACTTCGTCATGGACGACAATCCGGCGCTGTCCGAGGACTACAAGGCGCGGATGAAGCGGAACTTCACCGGCCTCTGGTACCGCCGCTACATCCTCGGTCACTGGGTCCAGAGTGAAGGCGCGATCTACGAGTGCTTCGACGCGAAGAAGCACGTCGTATCGACGCTGCCGCGGATCGATCGATGGCTGTGCGACGCGATCGACTACGGCACCGTCAATCCTTACGCCGATGTGTTGCTCGGGCTCGGGGCGGACCGGAAGCTGTACGTCGCCAGCGAGTACCGGTACGACTCCCGCCGTGAGCGGAAGCAGATGACGGACGCGGAGTACTCGCGTGCCCGCCGGCAGTGGCTGGCGAAGGTGCCGCAGCCCGGCACGAACACGGTGGGCGTGCAGCCGGAGTGGACGGTCGTCGACCCGAGCGCGGCCTCGTACATCGAGCAGCTGCACCGCGACCAGGTCCTTGGCGTCACTCAGGCCGACAACAGCGTTCTGGACGGCATCCGCACGGTGTCCTCCCTGCTGGCCACAGAGGACCTGTACATCCACGAGTCCGCCGTCGGCCTTATCGACGAAATGCCCGGCTACAGCTGGGATGACGAGGCGGCGGAACGCGGCGACGACAAGCCGATCAAGGAAAACGACCACAGCTGCGACGCGCTGCGCTACGGAATCCGCACGACCGAATCCCTGTGGCGGCCCTACCTGCCCACCCGACTGGAGGCGGCGTGACAGATCATCTCCCCGCGCCACCCCCAGTCACCGTGGACGGCGCGATCGACAACGCGTCACGCCTACTGCGCATGGCCGAACTGGAGACGAATCTCGCACTCATGGAACGGCTCGACGAACTGGCCGCGACGTGGCTGAGCCTGGCCCATCTGCTCATGGAACGGGGGCCCTCCTGATGCCACTCCCGACAGGCAACGTCTCCTGGCCCCCGCCGTACCTGAAACCCGCCCTCGACTCGATGGGCGTCTGGGACACCTGGTGGTCCGGCGACCCCGACCGCCTCGAAGCCCTCTACGGCGCCGGCAGCGGAGGATTCGGCCCAGATCCCAAGCCGATCCAGTTCACCAACGGCGTGATGGGCAAGATCGCCCGCTGGTGGTGGGGCACCCCCACCGCCCCGGGCGAACGCCGCACCAAGCTGCACGTTCCGATCGCCGGCGACATCTGCGGCGGCAGCGCCGATCTGCTGTTTTCCGAGCCGCCGAAGCTCACCGTCGAAGGCGACCACACGCAGAAGCGCCTCGACCTGCTCACCGACGACGGCATGCTCGCCACCCTCCAGACGGCCGCCGAGGTGGGGGCCGCCCTGGGCGGGATCTACCTGCGGCCGGTGTACGACAGGAAGGTGGCGGACCGGCCGTGGCTGCACGCCACCCACGCCGACCGAGCCATCCCCACCTTCACCTGGAACCGGCTCTCCGCGGTGACCTTCTGGCGGGTCGTCCACGAGGAGGATGGCCAGGTCTGGCGGCACTTGGAGCTGCACGAGCCAGGCCGGATCGTCCACGGCCTCTACCAGGGCACGAAGGGCAAGCTCGGCCGACCGGTCCCGCTGGAGGATCACCCAGCGACCGCCGGATACGCGCCCTCCGTGGACGCCGACGGAGCGCTCGCCACCGGATACGACGGGCTGGACGTCTCGTACATCCCGAACCAGAACTCACGGCGCTGGCGCTGTAGCGCTGAACTTGCGGATCTCGGCCGGTCCGACCTCGACGGCATCGAGCCGCTGATGGACAGCCTCGACGAGACGTACGCCAGTT